TAAACATATTGGCAACTTTGTTTAAATATCCAGCAGTTTTCATATCATATAAATCTAAGGCTTTGTCAGTCTTTTGTTTTATTTTGGATTCTACTTTGACTTTAACTGTCATTAAGTTGCTACTCCTTCCTCTGCGTCTATGATTTGATATCTTTCTTTACCCTCTAATAAAGAAGCCACATGCTGAATATTAAATAATTTGGAGTTGTAACTGATTCTATGTTTCGGTGTCAAAGATGAAATATATCTTATGGTAAAACGATAGTTACTTCTGTCTTGTATCTGATCACCAAAAGAATTTTCTGTGCCAGATAAGTTTTCTACTTTAGCCCATACTGTGTTTGCTGTTGAGAAAGAAGCTACTTGACCACCACCTGTATCAGTTGATGTTCCCAGTGATTGGATAACAATTTTGTTTCGCATTTCGCCTATCATTACGCACCCATTTGTCCTACATATTGAGCTTGACCTCTATATGGATTGACAGATAAAGATTTAATTCTGTAAGCCTGTAATAATTGTGTCGCACTTGTTGGAGCTAATACTCTTTTCCCATCTAATAAATCACCTCTATGCTCAAATAAATAAGCAGAATATTCTAAACAAGCTGATTTAATATCATAAGGAACTGCTGTGGTTGCTCCATATCCAGCCACATATTGAATCTCTAAACCATTGGCAACTCTTAAACTTGTTGGATAACTTTTGCCTTTTCTTAACACTATCTTTGCTGGAACACTTATATTGTCTATATAATAATTTGAACTCGCAAAAGTGGTAGCTGTATCTGCGTCATCATAAGATTTAATATGAGTAACACTTGAAACAGGACTTTTTGGCAGTAAGATATTTTTAGTGCTAATATTTCTATCAATGCCAACATACATGCCTTCTTGAAGTGGTATGTCAACATCATAAATTGAATCAATAAACAGTTGATAAGTAACTGTGGTCAAAGTTCTATTGGTATATTCTTTCGCCCAGTTATGAACTGCTCTTTCTATTAATGCGACAACTGTATCATCATCAGATGAATCTATTTTATTCCATGCTTTTATTTCAGCTTGAGTTACTGCGTATGCTGTTTCTGCTGTGTGAACTTTTAGTCCAGCCATTTAGTTTCTCCTAATCTGCTTCTGATATGGTGTTACCGTCTATTGCTTCCCATTCTTGTACTGCTTGATAGTCTGTGTTGTCTGTTGCTATCGGCACAAAATACACATCATTATCATTATCAACAACTTTATAAGTATTGACTTCACCAGCAAGAATTACTTTCTTGACTGTACTTATTATTTCTTTAGTTAACTGTTTCATAAGACTTCCTATAGTTCAGATGTTGCATGAAATTGAAATTGTATTTGTACTGCATTGGGAACAGTAGCACTATTCTCAACGTGCATAGCTGATGTTGAGCCAGCTCCAGCAGAAAGAGGTACATCACTTGCGTCATTACCATTTCTTCCAACGCCTGTGCTAGTACCACCAGACTTAACAATTACTATGGTTGGAACTGCCCTCATTACTGTTCTTAACGGAAAACCCGTTGAGGCTTGTCCAATTCCTGTACCACTAGCATTATAAATAATTACTCCTGCTGTTGTAGCAGAGCCAATAGCTGTGCCTTGTGAGTATGAGCTTTGACAATAGCGTTCGCACCTTGACACGTTATCACCATACGATTCGTGTTGAAATGGTGGTATGGTTGTTGTGTCATACTCACCTACTTCTAATTGTACACCTGTTAAATACCAGTCATTACTTGTGCTGTCTGCTAAATTTACATTACCTACTGCTCTGTTTGCTTGAGTTTGACTTGCCCAAGAAGTATCTAATGTGCCACCAGAATATGTGCTACCAGCTACTAACCAAAATAATAATCTTAAACTTTCTAAATTATCATTACCTAATGTTCCTGTTGTATCACCAGCAAAACTTAATACTTTCTTTTCCCAAGTATTAGCACTTGATATAGTATAAGATTGTGATATATGTCTTGAGTTATCTGTATCTTCTATTTCTAAAGTATAAGTTCCTGTTTTTGCAGATTTAACCCAAAAAGATACAGTTACTTTTTCAGCACTAGATGTACCTTTCTTTAATAATTGTAAATCTTGTCCTTCAAGTCTATGTTGAATTGTAAGAAAAGAACCAGCAGATAAACTTGTATTTGCTGTCGTACAATCCATTTTTAATGAGGTTGCAAAACCAGAACCTGATGGAGCATCTGTTGCTTGAGAAAATGTCCAAGTTCCAGCAGTCCCAATAGCAAGTCGCATCCTATCTAATGTAGAATAACCATCACCACCAGAAATACTTGCAAGGCTTGTTGCTCTTTGAGCTATTGCCATATCACCATTGATAACAAGTGGTTTAGCATTTTGTCTTGTTATACCTGTTTCAGCCCATGATAAAGTACCAGAGCCATTAGTTACCAATGCTTGATTAGCAGAGCCGTCTGCGTCTGGTAAAACCCATATCTTATCTGCTGATAAAGCTGGAGCTTCAAAGCCAACATAGTTTGCTCCCTCATAAAATCTTAATTCATTATTTGAGCCACCTATAGATAAGTTTCCAGCAGTTGTTAATGCACCACCATCTGCAATCGCTAGTGCGTCATCTCCATCTGTAAACTCTATTAATGCTGTTCTTACTGAATCAGATTTAAAATATTCTACTGTGTCGTTACTTTGATCTAATTCTGCTATTGGGATATTTCCATCATTATCTTCATTACGAATATATAAAATATTTGCAGAAGTATCATACCAAAGTTGATTAGCAAAAGTTGTTGATGGTGCTGAACTACCAGAGCTTGTACTTGCCAAAGCCTGTAGTGCTGAATTGATGTCAGCCCTTGTATTCGGAAAGGTCTGGTTTGCTATGGTAAAATCATTCTGGCTCATTTTTTTACTCCCTTAAAATAATTCTTAGATTATCATAATAATTTTAAATTAACTACTCTCTAAATATCCATATCCTTTGGCAACATAGCTGAAATCTTTTGCAACTGCATTACCTGTTCCTGTGCCTTGATAAAAGTTTATGGTAAATCCAGTTGCTGATTTACTTGATATAACATAATGTTGATTTTGGTCTAAGTCATCTATTGTTAAGCCTAGCCCTTGCAACTCTTTAAAAGCTGGACTAAATGTTATTGTTTTTCCACTTGTGGGAGCTTCTACATTATCCTCTGCAACAGTTCTGTCTGGCATATCAATGGTTGCTGATAAAACTGATATAGCTGGTGTTGAATCTGCATTGGTGGTGGTCAATTTAGCTCTTAACTTAATATATCTAGCCTTATAGTTACCAAGCACATAATCTTGATAATCAGTATAGGTAGAATTGTCATTAGAGGTTGATATTTGGATTTTTGCGTCTACATCATCAAATTCAGTATAACTGCCATCAAAATTACCTTCTTGGCTGTCAAATAGCCCTTCAAAGCTGTCAAAAAGGCTGTTTGCGTTAAATCTACTGCTGGTCATAGAGGTTGTTACATATGAATTAAAAATACCACCTAAATCTATTGGATTAGAATTAAATTCATAAAAACCATCTAAATTATTTGCCACTTCTCCACCATCATCAAAGTTCCCTAAAGCAGAATCAAATAAACCAGAATGGTCATCAAATAATTCTCCTAATATTATCTGTAAAAAATTTGTTCCATCTCTTGTTACAACTTCCACATCTGTTTTTGTACCAGCAAATCCTGTGGATTCTGTTGTCGTTGTTACTGCATTGAAATCATCTGCAATCTGATTTCTTATAACTGCTTTTTTGGTAGATGTAATAGAAGTTATCCCCAAGACATCAACAGCTTTTATCATATAAGTTCCAGTTTGAGCTGGTAAAGATATTTGATTAGTCGCTTTAGATATATAATTTGCAATAATACTAGCACCAGAATAAACAGGACTTGAGGTGGCTGGTGTGTGCCTAATAATATAATGCGACAAATCTAATTCGCTATTTGCAGTCCAAGAACACACAGCTAAATTATTGACAATATTCACAGAAAAATCTGCGACATCTGCTGGTGGTGCTGTCTTTCCTACCACTTCGTGATTAGCTGATGTAAAAGAAGAAGCAACATTAAACGCATTAATTGATCTTGCTCTAACCTCATAAGTTTGACCATCTTCTACATCTTTGATTTCAAACTTCATAGAAGTTCCAACAGTTTTTGCTCTACCTATGCTTGTGTACTCTGTGTCTGTTGATGTATTTCTATATTCAATTTCTATTTCATTAGTTGTGCCTTGACTGGAAGCCACTTTAATAACAAGAATAGTAGATATAATTCCAGAATATGCTCTCATAATATCGCTTAACTCTAAAGATGGAGCTGATACTGTTTCTGCTGTTGGCAGAATAGTATTGTCAGATATAAACTCTGATTCTTCTGCGTTCCAGTCAAACACACTTGATGATGTTTCTTGCAATACTAGATCAACACCTGTATCAGTTTCATCTGACACAAAAGTCCAGTCTGCAACTTGAAATATTTTTGAATTAAATCCTAACCTAGAATTGTTGATAGTAACTGTATCTCCAACTTGTAATTTAAAAGCAGATAACTTCATTGGTGCTTGTATAACCATTTGCTGTCTGTTTTTAAATAACACAACTTTGGCAATTCTTTGAGCCATTGTTGATGATATAGTAAAAGGCAGATCAATATTCCCAAATATAGTTTCATCATTATCTTCATTTACAAAAGTGCTTGAAGTTACCATTGGATAATCAGATGGTTGCCAATTACTCTCTGGGCTAGTAAAAATACCCTTTACTGTATTAAATAAATTTCTTCTGGATTGTTTAGTCTGAATAGTTATGCCACCTCTAAAATCATCTTCGTCTAAAGTAATTGAAGGAGAAACAAACTTGCCACCAGCTAAGATAAATTTACCATTTGAATAGCTTAATATTCCAAGCATAGAGCCTGTAATTTCATCTATAGCTCTCATTGGGTCTACATTTGAAAAAATAATACCATTGGCTTCATAACGATTTTCTGTACCACCACCAGCAAGAGTGATATCTTCATCACAAATGTTTGCAACTGTGGTAAATGATGTTGTGTCTATTTGCGTTGTAGGAACAGATAATCCAAATCTTGTGTCTGATAAATAATCATATAAAACTAATGCTGGATTTTTAGAAAATGCTGTTGAGCCTGTTCTAAAATCTAAGACTTTTTTGCCTTTAATTTCTGCACTAATATTCGGTATGCCATTTGGAAAAACATCTGCGTCATATTTTAAAGTAACATATAAATATGCTATCCCAGACAACATATGAGAAGTAGTCCATTGTGGAACTTCTCTTACTAAATCATCATCTGCTTGTTGTGTATCAGTTCCTAAATGTTTTTTTATTCTTACTGTTAATTCTGAAGAATCTGTAAATGTTTGCGTTGCAACAATCGCATAATTTGTTTCTGTTGATGTACCAGCTAAAAAAGGCTTTGGCGTATTTGGATTATCTCTATATGGTGTTATTCTTCCTGTAGCTCCAAATGCACCAGCAAAAGATATTGATGTTGCTTGAACATCTGTTTGCAATCCTTCAGATATTGTTACAGCCAATGTATGCCTTGCTCCAGAAGCAGAAGAACTGCCACCAGAAGATATGCCATAAGTTATCCCATTGATATTCAATGTGTCTGTAGTTGCTACTGAAAATGCTACATCAGAAACTAATGTGATTGAGGTAATACCTCTTTTTATACCTTTACCATCAACAACTCTACTTCCACCAAAAGGCATTGATGTATTAAAAGGCATAGAAACATATTCAGAAACTACTAATGACCTTGTTTTATTTGTAAATCTTGATTCTGTTGCATATTTACTTGGGCTTGTTACTTTGAATTTAGTTAATCCATTACTGTCTGTTCCAGCACTTGCAAGAGTAAGTTCATCATCTCCAAAGTAAACTTTATCTATAGACTGTATTTCATGGGAAGCAAGTTGCACAATTAAATGAAGATTTTGATTATTGTTTGTGGATTCCATAAATAAAATGCCACCAGATTTTTTTGTTTCTCCATAAACAGTATCTCTGGTTATAATCGGCTGTTTAACCATTCTAGTTCTATCTTTAAGTTGATTGCTAAAATTAGCTGTTTCATCTACTCCAACCGCTTTAGATAAAGTTGCCGATACAGCCATTGAAACTACTGCCGTAACTACATTTGCCATGAATGTGCTAAAACCAGCCTGTAAGGCTTTTGCTCCAGCAACACCACCAACATAAATTCCAACTGCCATTACTGCTAATTGTCTTATTGAACTTCCCATTATACAAAATGCCTTTTGGTTGTTATTTCTTTGGGTATTATCTTATCGTTATGTATTCTTAGCCACTTTACTTTTTGATTACAGCCAAGTAACTGCGTAAAATATTGTCTAGTCCAATCCATTATTTCTTTGACATTCTTTCTAGCAACGATATCCATGTGCCAAACAATATCACCAGAGTTCCATGCTTCTTGATAGACATTGTTTGTTTTTAGTAAATATTCTTCTTCAATTTCATCTAAAAAAGCCCAATTAGAGAAGCCATATATTCTTCCATTTTCTTTGTGAATTTTATATTGATTTAACTCTAATGATGGATATATATGTGCAAGTATTTCATCATCTGAATATTTTTTATATTTATCAAATTCTTTGTATAAATTTATAATAGGAGAAACATTTATCATGTTGTGCCACCACCCCAGATAATTTCTTTATCTTGTAAATCATCAACAAACTCTAAGCCCTTATCATTTGGAAAAAAATGTTTTTGATCTTGGTCTGTGTATCTAAAATTTAAAGGTGTTTCAAGTGAAATTAATTTGCTTTCTACATTAAATGTTATTGAAGATGTTTCGCCTGTTTCAGCTATATTTACAGTATCAACAAATCCAGAAAATATTTGGTATGGCACATCTACAATAGCAAGAGCATTATCTGTGGTTGTTAGAACTCCAAAATAAACATTAACCACCACTCCTTGCTGTGTTTGTGTCAACGCACTTGCTAACACATCTGTATTTAAACCACTAGCAGATATTCTTATACCACTAGCTTTGGTTTCTGCTGTTTCTTGTACTTGACCAATAGATATTAAATTACCTAACCCTGTATATACTTGACCTTCAACAGTAAAGTCGCCATAACCAGTCCACACTCTTAATGGTTGCGTGTATAAAAATTCTACTGCATAGAATGGTCTAGTTTGGGTGCTAGATAATTGAGTAGAAAATGTGCTACCAATCGTTCTAGCCATAATGATTAACCTTTAGACTTAGTGGCTTTTTTCTTAGTGGCTTTTTTCTTTGTTTTAGTCTTGGCTTTAGTTTCTTTTGGCTCGTCAACTTTAACCTCTATCGCTGAATTATTAGAAATAAAGTTGTTCGCTAAATCTACTTTCCATTGTTTATCACAATCAATAATCTCGTTGTTTTGATAAATTCTGGTTGCATTTCCAGATTCATTACTAGAGCCTTTGACATCTCTTAACATTTTTATCTTCATATTTCTCTCCGTTATTCATTACATAATATTCTTTAAATACTATCTAATCAATATAAGAGTGAGGAGCAGACAATGAGCAATCAAAACCACTCCCCACAAACTTATCAGATATTATGCGTCTGTTGAATCAATAGGATTACCCAACACAGCTTGAACACTTATAGGTGTTCCGTTTGAGTGAGTACCTGTTGCGTCAATTTTAACTCTCACATATCTGTTTCCACCGATATAACCAATTTGGCTTGTCTGTGGTGTTTCGCCATTTGCGTCTAGTGTTAAAAAGATACCAGAGCTATCAACACTTCCCTCTGTTACTGCTGTTGAGCTAGTAACGGCTGAAAATGAAGAATCGTCTGTTGAATCTTGCAGTATAAAGTCAAACTTTACACTCCCAGATAATGTATCGCCTTCAATACCAGAGTTAACTATGAACATTACTGATTCAAAACCAATAGTATCAACAGTAGTTCCGTTTGCGTCTGCTGTAAATATTTTTGCGTCTTGGCAAGTAACTGACTTAGTTCTATTTGCAATATCTCTCATAATAAACCCCCTTATGCAGAAATGTTTTGTAGTCTTATAGCTTCAGCTAAAACTACTGCACCACCAACTCTTCGTCTGGCGACATAACGTATATTTCCACTTGTTGCTTGTGAGTAAGGATCTCTCATTACTGAAAGATTAACTCTGTCAACGATAGTATAAGCTCTTGAGAAATCTCCATAAGCGATTGGTTTAGCTGACCCACCAACATCTGGCATATCTTCAGCTAAAATATATGGCTTACCTAAGATAGTTGCTGGTGTTCCACCAACATAACTCATAGCATTAACAAATATTTTTTGACCTTCAGTATCTTCTAACTTTAACACATCAGCAAAAGTTGCTCTATTCATCACAAAAGTTGCATTTGCCATATAGTCAGACTTGATAGCCATTGTAAGATCAACAAGACCATTGGCAGTTAAAGCTGTACCACTTCCAGAGTTGGTTGTGCCAACACCAGCAGTTGTATCAGTAAAGCCTTGTGGTCTGCCTACAGAATTTCCAGATACAAATGCAGTACCTTCAGCTTTCGCAAACTGTGTACCAAATTCTTCTGACATTTCTGCTTCTAAATCAAAAGCACTATCTTCCAACATAGCTTGTGAAATATCCACTAAAGCATAAAGCTCATGTGCGTCTATTTGCATTAAGCCTGTTGTATAGCCTGTTGTTTCTGATCTAGTACCTGTTTCAGCAACAAACGTAGCACTAAATTGCCCAGTACGCTTTGGTATTTCGATACCACGATTTGATGTAGTTCTAACTCTAGCAATAGAACGAATTGGTGAAATTTCAGTTACGCCTTTGATTAAATCAGCAACGTATTCTGCTGGAGCATAAAAACCACCTAATGTATCGTCAGATTCATAAAGTGCTTTTTTCTCAACTTCGTCAACTTCCCCTTTTCTTAACCAATCGCCAAATGCTTTCATTTGAATGTCAACATCTTTTGATTCGCCTGTGTTTGGTCTAGCAATAACTGTTTCCAGATTATTTAGCTTCGCCTGTGCTTCTGCTAAGTTCTTTTCTTGAATCTCAATAGCTTGTTTGGTTTCTGCCATTTTAGAAATGTCATCAGCCATTTTATCAACTTTTTCTTCAAGTAGAGGATCAGCAGAGCCTTTCTTTTCAATCTCGTCTAGACGTTTTGAGTTCTCACTTTTAAAATCTTCAAAAGTAGAATTCAAATTGTCTATTACAGATTTGATTTCATCACTCATAATAAACTCCGTTAATGTTTAATTGTATGTATTAAGTGTTTCAGACTATCAACAACATCACGTTGCTCATTCTCCAAATGGTTGAACGATTTATATAGTACATTGGCACTTTGTTTTGCAGTAGAGCTAGACATTAAACCGACATCACGAAGGTAATGCTCTATCTCTCTTACATTCATTTCAGCTAATTTTACTTTGGTAATCTTAGCTTTTGGATTCATAGGAAAAGTTACTAGTGATATTTCCATTAAATCCAAATTTGATATTGTTCGTTTCTTCAACTTGTCGCTGTATTTATAGTCATCTGGTGTTAGCTTATAGCCGATTGACATAGAATCTAAAGCACCCATTTTCATAAGTTCATATACCTCTTTGCCTTTCTGTGTACCCATAGCAAGTCTGCCCTTGATCTTCAATCCTCGCTTATCTTCTTCCAGAGAATCAATCACACCTATAGGCTCGTCTGTCTTGTGCTGGTATAACAGCTTGATTTGGCGTGGCTTCTTATCGTAAATTGATTTGGAAAATGCACCTTGTTTGATGACATCATTACCTAAATCTTTGTTGTTGAATACAGAAGCATAACCTTCAAAGCTCCCATCTTCATCTGTATCAATACCTTTATAATCACATTCAAGGTCTAAAACATCATTTACTATTTCTAAATGTTCATCAGACATAACTCAAATTCCTTGTCAAGTAAAAGTTCCTTTATGATAGCAACACTTGTGCATTAATTACAAGCAAAAAAAAAGGTGCAGAGAATTAGAAAACTCCACACCAAGACTTTAGCAAGTTTAAATCTTTAATATGTTATTAATAAAAATAACCAAACAGTACCCAACATCATAGCAAATAAAATGGTACTTGCCACAATTTCCCAGCCTGTAAGATATTCTTCATTTTGGTTGTGTTTATGTATCATATTGCTGTCCCCCAAAAAACATTGTTATCTTCTAAAATAATATCTCTTACGGATTCTCTATCGAATGAATCGCCATTCCCCCATTTGTTAGAATAATCTTTGATGTACTTGTTAATAGCAACATCTATCATGCTATGTGTTATATTTTTGATTGGATAAATACCATCTGTATCATTATAAAATGAATATATGTAATCATGGAATGATTTGTGTTGCTCATTTGATATCTTCATACTGTCTCCTGTTTAAGTTTTTATATAAGTTGTTATTAACTTATAAGACCTATTATATACATTTTAATTGTATAGTCAACTTTATTATATACTTTATTTAATCTGTAAGTGTTTGATTTGTAAAGAATTATGAAATTATTTGATCTTCTGAATCATAATAAAGGGTAAAACAGCGACAATTTATGACATTCAAAGCACCACCATTCATATCACCTGTGTAATTCATTTGTCTTTCTATAAAGCCACCACCAGCAATAGGTGTCATAACTTTGAACTTATCATCTCTGCTAATTGTAGTTCCATTCATTCCCCTATGCCAAGCTCTAGTTCTGTCATCTATCGCACTTCCCCAGCTTTTAACAGGTTTATTTAAACCAAGTTTCCCAGATATTTCATGGTTAGCATAATTCATGGCAGAGTGCGTTTCTGTTCTTGCAATCATAGTGGCTCTGTAAGGTGCAAAAGACCTGTTTTTTTGAATCAACTTTGCTATTTGTGGAATAGATAGTCCATCTGCTATCCCTTTTTTTATAGCTTGTTTTATTTGATTTCTAGTTGTTTGAGATATTTCAGCTACTTTATTAGCTGTAACTCCAGCAATATAACTAGCCACAATGACATCTATATCTTCATCTTCTTCTTGTTTAGTTTCTCGTTGCTTAATTAATCTCTGACTTGCTGTTGTTATGACTAACCTATAATGACCAGATAATATTTTATATAATTGATCGGAAAAATCCTCTATAAAAAGATAATACATATCACCAAGCTCAACATATTCTCGTTCAGCTTTTCTTGATGTTTTTCTTAATAATTTTTTAACTTTTGCGTTTAGACTTTTGGATAGATTTAGATATAGCTTGAGTTGTTCTTTATAGTCCTTACGCCTATTAATCCTTATTTTTGCCATCTATTCAATTATTTCAAAATGCACAGCGTCAATAAAACTCATATCCCTATTCAGTTTGAAATCTCCTGTTACCCATCTTCCACCCCATCTTATTTTAATGTCAAGGATTTCGCAAACCTCTCCAACCACTCCAGCAACAGCTTCATAATATTCTAGCTCCCAAGTAACTTTGCCATTATCATAACAAACAATGTCAACTGCCTTACCTTGACAATGAAGGGATTTTGCACCAACCTTGCTCAATCCATCAGCTTTTAATTGTTCGGCTCTTTCTAGGCTTCTCATGCCCTCTGTGATACCAAAATCAATCGGTGTGAGCTTAATAACTTCAGTCATTACTAATTTTAAATCTGGGTGTACTGTATTGAGTTTTTCTAGTGAGCCTTTGCCAAATTTAAACATAAGTTACTCCTTTGATGATAAAGGGTGGTCTTTGGGTAATAAATCTAAATCAAACTTACCACCAGAAAATCTTCCACTACTGACTGCTCTTAAAAAGGTATTAACTCTGGCATAAGCCCATTGATCTTCTGACCTTACGCTTGGTCTAACAGATTGTGGATTAGTCCTATAAGCTCCTATGCCACGCTTAAAAACCTTGCCTAACATACTAACCGTTACTCGTTTGCCTTTCTTATCACCATGCTTTTCATTATGCTTATCTACCTTCCCTCGTAAAGCCTTTTCTACCGTCTTAGATAATCCAGCTACTTTGGTTTCTATATCATTATATGACTTTTCTCTCTCTGCCATAATCTGATTTCTTTTCTGCCTTGACCAACTGAATCCAGCGTTTCCTCCCCACAAAGCGATCGCTATACGCCCAGCCGAAGGGTATCCTTTATCTCCTACATTATATCCTTGACCTTGCTTATCTACTTGATGTCTTGAATGGAATGAAAACATTCTAAGAACTGTATCTGGCGACATTCTCTCACCACTTACGATTTGATTTGCACGAGCAACACCCACTTGAGTGCCACCCCTATTGAACTTTTTTCGCCAGTCCAGCCCTCTCCTAGCTTCTTCCTTCATGCCTTCGGTGGCTGTTAAATCTAAATCAGATAAAGCCTTTTCATCTACTCCTATTGTGTCGTGATAGGCTTCATGGCTTCTGCATGGCATAAAAACTGTTTCTCCATCTTCCGTTTTATGTGTATGGCTTCCCTCACAACCAATTACTTTTGCTCTATCTAGTGCTTCTTGTTCTGTGGTAAAAATATCTTCTTCCAGCATTTCTTTAGTTGTCTTTGGCTTTTTCTTTCTTGGGTTATAGCACTTTTCTTCTGAATCTAACCCATATATATCTTCATACTGTTCTTCATAAAACTTAGATTCATCTTCATCTTCGTCTGGCTGTACAGGTGGAGTATCATCTACCTCGCCTAATGGGAATAAGTTTGATGGTACTAATAAGCTATCACCACCATCTATAGGCTCAAGTCCTAGTCGTTCTCTGGCTTCGTTTCTGGTCAAAATACCTTGCTGAACACCTTGACTGACATTGGCAAAGATTTGCTTTCTTTTTTCTGATAATGCGTCAATGCTATCTATATCGTATCTTATGCTTAAATCGCCATCATAGAGTGGAGCTAAGTATTCGTTTAAATCTGATTCTAGTCGTTTTAGTAGAGGTATAATGGTTTCTTCATACAATGATAATCTTGCTTCTGCCACATTCGCATACGTCTGGTCTGCAATACCAACTAATTGAGCTGGTACACCAAAACATAATGCAATCTCTCTGGCTGACATATTCATCAGTTCCAAGAAGTCCATATCTTTTGGATTCAATCCCATCTGTACATAATCAAAGTCGCCTTCTAATAACATTGGTCGCCCAGCATTGGTACTTGATGAAAACCTAGTTTCCAAGTCTTGTAACAACATGGCTCTCTGATCATCTGTCAAAGTGGCAGACATACCTGTTTCATCTTTGGGTTGGAACTTCAACATAGCTGATGGTGTACAGCCATTTTTTAACAAAGCAACATTATGCAACCCAGCCATATTGTGCTGGTCAATGTTATACGCTGACGCAACAATAGGAGATAACCCATAAAAATCATCTAATGGATTCCATAGCTTAATGTGTTTAAGCTGTGAATAACCTGTTAATGGATTTACTTCATATGAGTTAATCACCTTATTATCTATCTTATATTGATAGGCTTCTGGAATCATAGATGTTCCTGTCTTGATATGAATCCTGTCTGGTCTAAGCAAATATAATTCTGTCGGAGCAGTTGTGTCTTTATCTTTAATCATGTAAGAGTTACCAGATATTAAAAGATAACTTATCAAAGAATGAAAATATTCTACTCCAGATTGCAACGGATTTGGTCTTTCCAGTAAAGATATCAATGGGTGGTTATCTAATTGATTATCTCCAGAAAATACTTTTATCTTAACTGCACTTGCGTTGTTCGCAATCATACTCACAGATTTATATACTATGGCATTGGATTGATAACCTTGTTGTGCTTGCTCTTGATACTTTCTTATGCCTTTACCTTGATACGCTTGTATTTTATTAAACATCACTCTCGGAGCTTCTTTGGTTTGCATTTGCTCTGTTTGTTTTCTAAACCTATCAAATAATCCCATTATATAATCCTCAACTGATTCTAAAAATTGCTCTGCCAGAATTCATGAGTGAGCTAATTCCCCACACAAGTGCGTCAAGCCTGTCTGGACTTTTTACTGTGTCTGGAGTGTAACTGCACATCTGTTCTTCTAACTCCTTAAAATATCCCACATGGTGAACTTTACCTTGTTCATACAATGCACTTATCGGCTCTGCTCTTAACATCTTTCCCCTTGTCGCCCTAACAGATGAATAAGGCACATTTACATCTTGCACTCTTAATAACTTTTCTATTAAGTCGCCACCATTGTTGACCTCACAGACTATTCTATCTGCGTCAAACTTATAATACAACTCAATAGCTCGTTTTATCCATACATCAGGACTGAATACACCAGATTTATCCTCTAAAATATAAAAATGATTATCAATACCACGACCAGCAACAACAATTCCTGTTTCATCTGAATTAGAATTAGCTGTTACGGCTGGATCAACAGCAATCACAATCCTCTGCATATCTGGTGTAACTTCTATTCTGCTCTGTTCTATGTTGGCACTATTAAATAATGCACCTTCTACATCTTCCAATATCTCTGCGTAAAGTTCTTGCCTTCCAAGTCTTGTTCCCTCATATCTTTCTTTCAACATTTTTATAGCAGATGGAGCTAAATTCTCTACGTTATCAAATGTACTTCCTTTTATTATTTTGGTATCTGATCTGACTGCAAGTTCTTTGATTAACTCGGTTGGTCTGGGTGTTGTGGTAATAATACATTTAGGACTTTCACCTAATCGTAAAGCCATCATTAAGTTATCAAATGTTTCTCTGTATCGCCAAGAAGCTAATTCATCACACCAAACTCTGTGGAACTGTACTCCTCTTAATCTGTCTGGTTCTATCGCTGGAAAGCCGATAATCTTACTGCCATTATAAAATTCTATCTCATTAGCTGATTTGTTATAGCCTGAATCATTTAATAAACCTTTATCTAATATGCCTAATAAACCAGATTCACCAGCAAAACAAACTCTTTTTAAGTCGCCATATGTTGGAGCAACTACACCACAAATAACATTTGAATTTAGTAAGCAATATTGAATTATATCCATGCTTCCGCACTTTGTCTTTCCCCACCCTCTGCCACAAAGATATAAATTTATATTTATATTATCTTCATCAACAACTATTTGATTCTTTCTAGCTTTGATATACCAATCAGTTAATAGTAGTGTCGCTGTCTTTTTCTGCGAGTTTAGCTCTTTGAATGTCTGTGATAAGTTCTTTGAACTTGTCATCTTGCTCTGTGCCATCTTGAATCTCCAATACTTGTTTTTCAGTCCATCTAGCTTGTGTTTTCAACCAAAATATACATGCTGTTACAGCTTCTCTGCCTGTGCCTGTGGCAATCTTAAAAAGATTCTC